TTCCTGCCTGATCGTTTAATACATCTGTGAATGCATCGGATACGGATTTGTTACTGGAGTTGCCTACGAATATGTTTCCGTCATTAAGATTTGGGGTTGCATTTGTTCTCCCCGCTCCGCCCACCTTGATAGATCCGTTGCTAGCATGAACCCTTTGCACCATACCAATGTTTTGAACTTTACTTGCTTCTAGTCCAGAGGGATCATTTGTTAAAGATCCTGCTGTTGTAGATATATACAGTATGTCTCCGAGGGCATAGGAGGATGTGTCTATTCCTGCTAGAGTTCCGTTACTTGTTACTTCTATTGATCCGTTCGTTGATACGGTTGATTCGGCAAGACCGAAGGCTGGCATTTTATTTGTATCATCTGCGTCTGCTAAAGATACTACTGGCACCTCTCCTGATATGCCTGAAATGTAAACGGACTGTCCCTTGGTTATATTTTCCCCCGCCTTAGCCGTGAAGCGTACTACTGAGTCTTTTAAATATTCACCTGGTATTTTTGTCTTTGCCATTTATCCTTCCAATGTTTCTATTCTTGATTTTAAATCGTCTATTATTGTTTGTTGTTCTTGTATAGCTTTAACCAGTGTTGGAATCATATCTCCCATTTTTACAGATTTAGCATCATCTAAAGTATCATGTTGGAAATCTCCAATTAAATCAGGTAAAACTGTTTCTACTTCTTGTGCTATGAAACCTGGAACATTTTTTTGTTTACTACCTTCTCCTTCTTTCCAATCAAATCTTCTTGGCTGTAATGCCATTACTTCGTTAAGACCAGTTTCTAAATCTTTTATATTTTCTTTTAATCTTTCATCAGATAGTCCAGTGATTGAAGTAGACGTTGCGTGTATTAGCCCCGCAGAACCTCCTGTTGCTCTAACATAGAACCTGTAAGCAGAGTCTGCAAAATCATAGACATGAAGTGTGTTTGCAGAGCCAGGATCATTCATACTATGAAATGACTCACCATTAGCTCTGAATATATGTCCTCTTCCATTTACCAGTCCATTAAGCGAATCGTTTGTGCCATTAATAGCTAAAGCACCTGATGAATCCAGTCTCATGCGTTCTGTTAAATTTGGAGATGTATTATTTTTTATACCTGTATAAAAACATAGTTGACCGCCAGCTTCATAATTTTGGTTTGCTGTGCCATCACCTGTAATACCAATTCTTGCTTGTGGTGTAGAAATTCTTGTATTGTTATCCCAAAGATAAAAATCCAAATCACAAGTCATGCTATAACCTTGGTCATCAGAACTTGCATCTTGTTTTAATGCTAATGCAGTAAATTGACCTCCACTTGCATCTCCTGAAACTGTTAGTCTTCCTTCAGATGTTGTAGTACCCACCAACAAGTTGCCTGATGAGTCTATTCTCATGCGTTCGTTTGCTGGATAGCCGCCACTTAAATTACCAGTGCCGACATTAAAGGTCATATAGTTATAACTAAATAAATGCATCAGGTTGCTGTTGGCATCATACTGTATTCCACCATCACCTGAACCTGTTGAGCTTAGTAATAAAGTAGCCTTACCTGAATTATTGTTAGGTTCAATCCTTGCTATTGTGTTTGCATCTCCTTTAACGTGGAACTCACTACTAGGAGATACACCAATTCCAACATTGCCTGAAGAATTAATGGTCATTCTAGTAGCTGAGTTTCCAAAAAATCTTAAATCATCTGAAGAAGTATCTTGATACATTATCCAGTTAGTACCACCTGTACCACCAGTGAGTTGTAAAGCAACTTGTCCTTGTGATTGTGAAGCTCTGCTAATATCTAAATATGTATTTCCACTAGAACGATTGACTACTAATGCTTGTCCTGGACTAGTCGTTCCAATTCCAACATTGCCTGTTGCATCTATTCTCATGCGTTCTGTATCGTTACCACTAGATGTACCAGCAGTATGAAAAGACATATATGTAGTAGCACCTGATGAGCTTCCATATTTGTATCTAATACTTCCTTTTACACCTGCACCTGCTCCTGAACCATCTCCACTATAAAATTCTAAACCAGCTATATCGTGACCAACAGTATGTGACGAACCTGAATTGCTAGTGCCTAATCTTAAATATGCTGAATTAGCTGTGCTTGTTTGACCCTCAATAAGAACAGAAGGACTATCCGTTCCAATTCCAACATTGCCTGATGAGTCTATGGTCATTCTACGAGTAGTGTCAGTGTGGAATCTCATAGAGTTATCACTATGACCATAACTTATGATGCCTCTATATCTGTCTTCACCACTTGTTCCATCACTAAAATGAATAGCACCAATAGCGTTTGTTGGTGTATTAATTGTTAAACCACCATTTCCTGCTGTGTCTGAAATTACTAAATTATTAGCAGAAGCATCTTGCGAAGAAGGACTAGTCGTTCCAATTCCAACATTCTCCGAACTATCAATAGTAATAGCAGTAGATGTGGCATTATCATCAATACCTGTTGAAGTGAATCCTGTTAGCGTACCAAGACTTGTAATATTAGGTTGTGCTGCTGTAGCTAGTGTACCTGTGATATCTCCAGATATAGTTATGTTAGTATCTAGCTTTGCACTTGTTATAGCTCCGTCTGCTATTACGTTTGTTGTGATCTTAGTATTAGCCACCTTCTCTTATCTCCCGGATTTCCTGCTTGAGTGTTTCAATCTGTGTTTGTTGTTCTTGTATAGCTTTCATTAAGATAGGTATAGTTTCTGTATATCTTATAGAGTAACGAGTTTCTTCATCTGAATCTAAAACTTTTGACTCATCTAATACTTGGTCAAATTTACCTATAAAATCCTGTGCTATAAAACCTATAGTCTCGTGCTTATTTTCATCATCAACATCTTTTCTGTTATAAGTTACACATCTAATATCTTTTATTTTTTCAGTTACAGAGCCTATGTCTTGTATATTTTCTTTAAGTCGTTCGTCAGAATAACTAGACCAAGAGTTGCCACCATTTGTTAAATATACACCAACGCCTTCATTTGAGCCTGAGTACATTCTAAGATGTCTACCATTTGAGTTTTGACCTATATAATATGCAGTACCATTTAACCAATGATGTCCTACATATCCTGTACCTTCAATTTTTAATTGTGCAGTAGCTTCTGTTGCATTTGCTCCATCGTAAATGTGTAATTTAGCTGAAGGACTAGTCGTTCCAATTCCGACTTTACCATTTATATCTATACCAAATCGTGAAACTGATGGAGTTCCTCCTGTACCTGTAGATTGCCTTAAAGAAAGACCTCCCCAGCTACCAGAACCAAATGAGTTGCTTATAAAATCCCAGTTTCTGTTCTGACTGTAACCATGAGCAGAAGAAAGAGTTAAATTGGAGTAAACACCACCCTGTACATCTAATACTCCTTTAGGAGTATTAGTTCCAGTTCCAATCCCAACCGAGCCTGATGAGTCTATTCTCATAGCCTCTACTACACTAACACCATTGGTAGAAGTAGAAAAAATTAAATCAGTATCTCCAGCAGCAGGACTATTAGTTCTATCAGCTTTAATTTGTGCAGAAGTTCCTGATGAAGCTAATTGCCAATCAATACTAAAAGATGAGTTATTCGCCCCAGCAGAGTTTTCAAGTTTTATAGAAGAATTTGCACCTGATTGATTTTTCTTTATGTGTAATGAGGTATCAGGAGAGGTTTCTCCAATTCCAACGTTGCCTGATGAGTCTAAGAATAAAGTATTTGTAGGTGTTGCCGCTTCAATTTGGAAAGGGTAGGCTGTTCCTGATACTGTAGTATCTCTAACTGCAAAAGTACCGCCATAAGAAGCCATCAACCAAGTTTGATTAGAAGCATCATTTTCTCTAAGTGTATAACTAGGTGCATTGCCAGTAGACCTAATCGCACCTGCAACATCAAGCCCATAAGTGCTAGATGGGTTTGTATGACCTATAGCTAAAGACTCCGCACTTGCATCCCAAAATAACTTAGCTGTTGTGCCTGTATCTTCGTAAAAAGAAATGTCTCCAATAGGAGAAACATTTAATCTAACCTTATTACTAGTACCATCATTAGTTCTAATAAATAAAGACCCACCACCTGTTTGGCTTAAATATGAATCACCTGCTCTTTGAAAATCAATATCATTACCACTTAATAAAGTTGTAATAGATGTTCCAATCGTTACATTACCATTTAGGTCGCTAGTACCATCAACAGTCAAACCATCCATTGTGGCTGTACCTGTTACGTCTATGCCTGTGCTGGTGGTGGCGAGTTTTTCTAAGCCATTGTGATAAATATATGAAGAACCATTTGCTTGTCCTTGAAAAAATAATTCATCTTGAGGTGATAATAGTTGAAGATAGTTTCCTCTAATTTTTAAAGAACCTGCACCACTTTCATCTATCCATGTGTCAGTACCATCATGATAAATCTGTAAATCTGAACCTGTACCAAACTTGGCTATAGCATTATCTGGCATATTGAGATGGCTAGATATTTTTACTTCGCCGACAATATCTACGGGCACGGATGGTGTTGCTGTTCCTAGACCTACACGAGAGTTAGCGTTATCTACTACAAATGTTGGGGAATCAAAAGCTACATCACCTGTTACCGTAAGATCAGCAGGCATAGTAATGTTGCCAGATAGCTTGGAGCTAGTAACTGTGTTATCGCTAGGAGCCCCTATATTAACTGGGTTCATTACATAAACTGTTACGACCATATCGGCAGTAACTCCATCGGTCATGCTTAGCGTTGTGCTTGAAATGGTATAGGTGTCATTAGCTTGAAATACACCATCAACAAAGACGATCAGATTTGTTTCTCCCGCGGGGGCATCTGATAGAACAAAGTCAACCTGTGGATTGCCGCCAACATCCGCTGCGGTAAATGTGTCCACTGTTAAATTAGAGGACTGAAGGTTAATTAAGTTATCAACAATAACCTCTAAAGCCAATCCGTTGGATGGGGCTGTGTCGAATGTTAATGTGGATCCACTAAATGAGAAGGTGTCATGGTGTTGCATTACACCATTGAGAAATACCATTGCATTACTTTCAAGACCAGGATCTATGCCTATGTCATAGTCTGTAGCACTTGATGCGGTAGTTGCGTTATATACTGTTTGGTTTGCAGACTTAGCTGCAATGTTTTCTTGTATGTCAGTTAGTAAAGCAGCTGTAGCTCTTAGCTGTACGGTAATACCATTGGCAAAGGTTCTCGCAGTAGTGCTATCCGAAGCACGTACCACGGTCCAAGTTGTACCAGAAACACCCGTAACTTTGACGATTTCGTTATTAGTACCATCGTCAAGAGTAGCATAAAAATGCTCTCCTGCCTGTATTGCAGGGAACGTGCTACTGCTAGTAACGGATATGCTTGTAGCACTTGTACTCGTTATAGCCGCTGCTAGAGTAGTTTCGGCATTGTTTGTAAAAACTACGCCCATAAATTACTCCTATTTTAACTTACTGTTACAGTCCAAGTGATTGTCATTGAGTCAGCAGATCCTTTGTTCACAACAGAAAATACTGTTCTACAAAGCATAGTACCATTAGAAGCTGCAGTTAAAATACCTGCTTCTGTAACTGCGCCTGTTCCAGTACCTGCCGCAAAACTAGCTACGTAAGTAACAACAGCATTAGACACAGTTGAACTTGTTAGAGCTACTCTACCAAGTTCTGTTCCTAAAGCAGTGTTTCCTGCTGCAGCCGCTGTAGTACCACTACCAATAGCCATGTGTGACATGACACTAGAGTTGTTTCTTCATACGGATCTGCTACATAGTTTTTACCTGCAGTAACTACTAAGTTATCTACGTCACGTACAACTTCACCGTTTAGGCTTACTTGTAAACGACCTTTCATTTTTAGATTGTCTTGTATATTAGACATTATTACCTCGCTTAAGCGTTTAGCATATTAATATTCAAGGAGTTAGAGTTAATAGGTCCAACCCCTTTTATCAATTCTACATCAATTGATTCAGTTATTGTAGCAGTATCTGCAAAAAGCGGCAGAAAGGAAAAAACAGAACTTTCGCTTATATTTACAGTTTCTGCTTTAGTTCCCGGTATAAAACTAGAAACATAGGCTTCTGCTACGGACACACCCTCAGCGATATCGCCCGGAATGAACGAACTAACATAGGCTTCTGCTACGGATACACTGTCTGTTTTTGTTCCGGGTGTAATTGCAAATGCCTGTGTTTCTGTTACAGATATAATATTTGTTTTGTTTACGCCCGTGTCGGTAGCTAGCTCATCATCTACAGAAGAAGTATCGTCTAACCCGTACGCGTCTGCAAAAGATCTAACATAAGGTACGACACGGCTAAAATTATCAGTAAAACTAAAACTGTCTTCACTTATTCTTTCTACATTAAATGCCGGAGCATCTACAAAAGAGTAGGAGTCCGCTAGTAACTTAGTGGTATCGAAGACTTGTACTTCTGCAATACTAACAGTATCAGTAGATGCTTTACTAAAATCATATGTATGTGTTTCAGAAAGAGTTGGTGCGTCTGTAAAGTTTCTACCAAAATCTACAACCCTACTTAAGTTCTCTGCTATAGATACAGATTCCGTTAAGCCTTTTTGCATAGCATTGGCTAGTTGCTCTGTAATAATTGGGGTATCAGCTAGGCCTTTACTAAAGCTAAAGCTATCAGAATCTGTAAAGCTAAAACTCTCTGCGTTAGGCGAATTGTATTGGTCAGTAAAATACCTATTTAAAGTGTCTGCGTCTACTAGAACATTCGCTGCAGTTAGTTGTTGATAAGCTAATACTTGTTGTAGGTTTTGATAATCTAAAGTACTTTTTAAATGTTGAAATAAACTTACAGGCTCAACAGAGTCTGTACTTATTACCAACCGTAGGTTCTGATAACCTACTGTAAACTTGAACGCCATTAATCAAAATCGTCACGTACTTTAAACTTAACGAAGTCTTGTACGGTTTGTATATTACCATCGGACTTTGTATATTCTATCTCTCCTTCGTACGTACCTGCAGTTGTCCAGGTTCCAGATGGGAAGATCAAAGTGCAAGTCCCTGTACTAGGTGCAGATATTGTAGCGGTAATAGTAGCGTCAACAGTAGTTGTACCTAGTTCCCTTATTCTAAGTTTTACAGTACCTCCTGTTAAGTCAATTGCTGCCCAAGTCGTACTATCTTCTGGGTCTAAAATCTTACCGGAAGCTGCAGTATTACTGTCTTTTAAGTTAAATGTTAGTTCAGGAAGTGTGTCTCCTACTACTAATTTTATTGTGTCTGAATATGCCATAATTAATTTTACCTTCCTAATGCTCTAGTGTCGAGCTGTCCGTATACGGGTAGCCATTTATACCCATTAAAATCACCAGTTGCTACGTCCCAAGCTTTTTCTGCACTTGGCCCTAGTATAGGCACAAAGAAAGGATTTCCATATCTTTTATCTTCCATAAACAAAGGTATAGCTAAAGCAAATGGTCCTAGTTGCCCAGACCTATCTAAAACGTCAAACCAGTAGTCTCCGTTAGACATGTTCCTAGAAGCTTGATAATTGACCCCAGGGTCATTTGGGCTAATACCAGGTAACAACCATGATAAACCCATTTTAAATCTTTCTCTTAAGTCCCAACCTAGCATTGTTAAAGGCATAAGTAGACTTGCTCCAAATAACAATGGTGCGACCCCATCTGATATATGTCCTGTTTCTCCTTTTTTAGTTTTACCTTCTCTAACTAATCCGCCCATAATGTTTTTACCATACGCGTAGTAGAAAGACTTAAGCTGCCAGACTAGCGCAAAATTAGGATCAGAAGCCCAAATAGGTCTTTCTGCAGCATTTGGTCTTACTATAGATTCATCTACAAACCTACCCATAGCAGCAGACACTTGCGGGTGCGCATCTATATCTTGTCCTTCTGAAGCTAAAATCTGTTCAGATGTAACGTTGAGTTCTTTTAGATATCTTGCAGACAACATAACATCCTGATCGCCTTCATACCCTTCTTTAACTATTTTTGCGTGTTTAAGTAAAAAATCTCTGCCCATGCCAGCCGCAAACTTTCTAGTAAACATCGTCCACCTTTCTAGCTGTGTATACTTAAACCAGCCGTTAGATAATTTTCTGCCCCATTGATCAAGCATGTCCATCTCACCCGCATACAATATAGTAGTAGCGGCTGCTTCTACCCCATTAGTTCCTATAGATTTTGCTAGCTGGGCTCCTTCTTTTTGGCCCATGGCTTGCCCTAGGTTTTTAGAAATAGTATTAAGCTCGAAGTTTCTACTACGAAGTATAGGCCCTGCTGCATCGGGTATTGAAGCAAAAACAGCCATACTTAAAAGGTTTACTACATTTAACAGTAACCCTCCTCCTGTTACATATCTCCATATATCATTTTTTATGGGGTTTACATTACCTAACATAGCGTCTATAGCTTCTTTAGCCTGGCTACGTTCTTCTTCTGGTAAATTGTTTATTAAAACATTAACTCTAGCTGCTCCACCTCTTTTTTCGTACTCCGAGCGTCTTACTGCATTTCGTATGTACTCTAGCATAGCTATTTCAGGAGGCACTATTAGACCTTCTTCTAAAAGTGTTTCAGAATCTAAAGCTTCAAATAGTTCTGCTCTTTTCTTATTCATGCCTATTTCAAAATCATCAGTAGCAGTAGGTAAATTTACAGATTTTTCATTGTTCTTTATAACTCGTTCAGTTACTTTGGTAGCTTCTTCTATAGAGATGTTATTACGTTCTGCTAGTAGTTCTATTATCTTTGTACGTTTTTTACTCTTAGAAGCTATATCTGCAACATGAATTATACGCGGGAAGAAGTTTGGTCTTCTTTCTACATCATACTTAGATAGTTCTAATTCGTCATATATCTTAAATAAAAACTCTCTAATTTGTTTAGCTTTAGGGGATAACTGGTCATTATTTAACTTTTCATTACTAGCTTCTTTGAATACAGCAACTTCGTCTTTGGTGAAGGCTTTATCAGTACCAGTTAGAACGTTAATACTATCATCATCTCTAATAATTCCTACTAACCTGTTAATATACATGTTAGTTTTTCTGTTTGCCTCATTAATAAAACCAACGTCTTTTTGGTTTCCACTTTCTGTATGGAATATGTCTGCAAGATCTTTACCGACTCCGGTATCTTTTCCTAAGTTACCCAAAAAGCTATGCGCATCGTAAAACAATTTTTTAAACCATTTAGGCATTTTACCGTTCTTAATAATTCTTTCGGCTTCCCTGTTAATTCGTTGTACTTGTTTTTCTCCTACTTTTGGTGGGAAAACTGCATCAAGCATACTTTCTATATGAGCTTTGTCTAAATAATGAATTTCATTTTCTCTAACAGAAGGTTCTTTAGTGGCTTCTAATACTCCATTTACATATTCAGCAAAAGTTTCACTAAAAGCAAATCGTTCTTGCACTACGCTAACTTGAGGACGTGTGCTAGTTTCAAAAGCCTTTAAACGTTTAGCTATACGTAATAAAACAGATTGACCTATATTTTTAGCTTGTAAAGACACCCCTTTTTCAGAATCAAACAAGTAAGCTCCTGTTTTATCTGATGCCCACTCTTCCATGCCATTAGCCTGTTGCCATTGACCTATTTGAGGGTTTGCTTGTTTATCTTTATTGAACTCATTAATTAACTTTGCTCTAACTTTAGGATTACCTAATGTTTTAAGAAGTTCATCTCTTAAAAAACTGTGTCCTATTTCGTGCCCTAACCTTTTGTAATATAAACCCTGTAGGTCTAGATCAGGGTCTATGCCTACTTTTAAAATAATTACATCGTAATCTCTGAAGGGTATGTTTATACCTTTTATGCTGTCTTTATCTAAAACTTGTTGTCTATATTCTTGTATCTTTGAATTAATGTTTTCATCGCCTACATCTATGTTGTCTGTTTCTCTTGTAGTAAATATTTTAATAGGCTTAGTTATTTTTAATTTAGTTCTAGCATTTTCTACAAGCTTTTCTACTAGGCTTTTATTATTACCAAAGCTACTTACAAAATCTTGAGATATAGAAATATCAGCAGGTTTAGTACTTGGCTTAAATTTAATTTTAGTAAACTGTTGTTTTGCCCAAGATGCTTGTTCCGCGTCCCATTGCTCATCTGCAGGCATCTCATTGAAGATAGAGTCTCCTTCCTCTTCACTTATTTGTTCAGGGCCTAAATCTTGTGTAGGGTCAAAAGCTCCTTCGTTTAGAACTCTTTCTAGAGCTTCTAAGTCACTGCTATCAAATTCCCCTTCTTGTTCAGTGCCTATTCGTTCTTGTAGCTCATCTGCTTTTTGACGTACGAGGTTTCTATTTCTAGGATTAATCCCAAATCTATTATTAACACGTTTCTCTGGCCCTGTTAAAGGTCTATCTTCTTGTTCTCTAGCAGCTTCAAACAACTGCCCTAAAGTAAAAGTAGTGTCTCCCTCTGTATACACAACTGCATCAGGGTCAGAAAAAGTTGTGTCAGATATATCATCAAACTTAAATGTAAGTTTTTGATTATCACTTTCTAAAAGGCTACCAACAAGAGTAGTAAAAGTATCGGCAAGCTGCTGTCTGTAATTTTGATTATTGTCTATAACACCTGTTCTACGTAAAACTCGTAAATAGTTGTTTAGAAGATTTGGCATATCTATGGCTCTAGCAGTGCCATCATTAGATGATATCTGCCAACGGCTTTGTGTTGCTTTTTTTGTTGATTTAGCTCTACGAACTGCTGAGTCTAAGTCACTTTTTATATCTTCAAAACCTTGTGCCCTTGTCAAAGGATCACGTGCGTAAGGGGCAATAACGTAGCCGCCGTCTTGCTCTTCTATCTTATAAGTTTTGTCAGCGCCAAAATAAACGTCTGAAACTTCTAAATACCGTTTAAGAAGTAGTCTTGAATATTTATTATCCCTTATATTTTTATCAAACTCTGCTCTAAAAGCAGGGTCTACTAATTGCCTAGCATCTGCTATTAAGTCTGGGGTGGGCTGTGTATTTTCATAGTTTTCATCTGGGGTTGTCCAAGCCTGTCCTGCTTTATTAAGAAAAGTTTTAGTTTCTACTTTACCTGTATCTTCTATTTTAGTAGGCACTTGTGACTCTATTGTCTCTTGGAAGTCGTTTGCAAACTCATCAAAGTCCAGATTATCTTGCATGTTACCCAAATCACCGTCTTCGATTGTTCTTACATCTCCAACTATTGTGGTGGCTTCGACCCTAGCATCTAAATGAGTTTCTCCATCTACAAGTTCGTAAGTGTACTCAGGATTGTTTCCAAATATTTGTTTAGCTTGTTCTAAGTGCATGGCCCCGTCTTCGTTTAGGGCGCTAGTTTGATGGTAGTGAACAGGTATACCGTCTTTGTTTTTAACTTCGACTACATGAGTATCTGTAGATAATCTAGAACGCGGGTACCTTAAGAAACTAGTTAAAGTGTCATCTACAAACTTAGTAGACGGAGTGTTTAACTCCATTAGTTGTTTAAAGGATTGAATTTGATCAGAGTCATTAGAAAGTAATATACCTCCCAGCCCTGTTTCTGGGTTGCCCATGTCATATCCCTTTATAGCATTCCCATATTTTTTACCAATCTTATCGGATATTTGATCCCATTGGTCATAGCTGTTTATATCTATCCAAACAGTTTCTTTAGAATTAGTAGGGTCCATCATTGCTTCGATTTGCGCTTCTATATATTTAGCAGGTTCCTTTATAACCCCAGGGCCGCCATCTCCGTATTTCTCACGATACATCTTAGATAAAGCATCTTTTTGATGGTTGGTGTTAAGTAGTTCATTAGCCTTAGCAGTAATACTTGAAGCTGTACTTGCAGCTCCACCCATACCAAAACCACCTACTGCTCCAGCAAAAGCAGAAGTAGCTAGATCTAGTTTTGCTTGTTGTTTTGTGTACTCATCATCTATAGCAAATTTCTGTGCCACTTCGATTGCGGTTTGTCCTGTTTCCGCTACCCCTTCTGCTCCGGTAGATACGCCGGTAGATATAAGTGCACGTTTTCCTATTTGAGATTTTTCTCTACCTGCTTTTGTTAAAAGAGACTTACCACCAGAATTTTTGAATACATTTGTAACAGCATCAAACACTATTTTTTCTGTACCAACTCCTATAACTGTTGCAGGTACACCTAATCCGGCTGCTTTTAAAGCTGATACAGGGTCTGTCATACCTTGTTCTGCAAAGTTGCCGAAGAACGTACCGGCCATTTGTGGGTACTCTTGGGCTGCAGCACCAGTTATACCGCCCCTGGTTAACCTTCTTTTGTACATTTGCGCTTGAAAGTTTTGATAGACTGCATCCATAACTTCTTTTTGTTTTTTACTTAATGCTTGTTTTTTAGAAGCAGCTTCTATAGATTCTGTAACCATTTTTCTAGTTAGCCCTTGTTTAGCTAAACGAGTAGTTACACCCTCGGCTGTTTTTTTAGTTAACGCTGCAGCGCCTGCGCCAACAACTGTAGTTGGAACTGTAGCCGGTGCAGTTAAAGCAGCGATACCCGTACCAACTAATGCGGTGCCTACAGTAGCTAAAGCGGAAGGTCCTATCTCACCAGTAAACCCAAGAACAGCATTCATAAAGTCTTCAAAGTTTCCGTTTTTAAATGCGGCATCTTCAAATGCAGAAGCTGCGTCTACATAAGCTGATGCGCTACCAGCTGATTGAGCTTCCCCAGCCTCTTTTATAGAATCACGCATGGCTTGTTCTTGACCCATCATAGAATCAACCATAGCTTTAAAGTAGTTAGTGTTAGCCTCCATGTTTTTAACACCTTTGTTAAAACCAGAAGCTATTTGTTTAGCTGGGTCAAACTCGTAGCCAAGTTCAGGCGTTGGTAAGTCTTCTTCATAAAGACCGGGTATTGCAGAGCCCACATTTGGCTCATCATTAAAAACGCCAATTAAAGACTTTACTGGATCATCGAATTTGTTTTGCATTTTCTATAATCGCTACAAGATGTTCAGCAGGCAAAATGTTATTTTTAATAAGATAATCAAAACTAATACTTGCTTCACCTTCTACTACTCTGCCAGCTTCTGAATCTCCTGTATTTTGACTTGCATATTTAGGATTATTTGTTCTTATGACTAACTCGATTGGCTTACCATTAGAATCTGTTCGTATCGCCATTTTTTGTTTCATAAACTGAGTTGGGTTAAAAGGCGTATTTGGAGCCATAAAATCTCCAAGAAAGTCTTTCATAGTTATTTTACCGCCAGGCCAAAGCGCTCCAGCAAGATTAGATTCAACTAACTGTTGGTACCCATTATATAAAGCTACTTCTGCTCTACCCTCAATTAAATCAGCTCCGCCTATGGGTTCTGCCATTCTAAAGAACATTTCATCAGTAAAAGCATCTTCTGAAAAACCGTATTTTTCTACAAAGTCTTTTTTTGTTAAGCTATATATACTCTCTCCGTTTTCGTCTTTAGTCTTAAACTGGTTAGCATAGTCTTTTATAATCGTTTTACTTTTTCTATCGTAGCTAGAGTACTGCTCGAAAGTTTTAGTTTTATCACCTTCATTAAAAGATTCTCTTATAAAACCCATTGCGTTTAGGAAATCTGGTTCTAACCCAGAGACACGTTTTAGAATATCTTTTACTCGAGTGTCAAAAGCCTGTCTTGCACTCGCGCTTTTAGTACCCCAATACTTAGATACATTGAAATCAAAAGTTTTTCCTAGTCTTTGTTCTTGTGCTATAGAAATATCGTCTGCGATTTGTTGTTTTGCAGTTCTATTAGGATCACCTGCTACTAGGTAGTTAAAAGTTCTGTCTGTTGCTGTTTTTATATCTTGTCCGTTTACTTGTCCTTTGTCATTCGCCAAAGCTAAGTTCAAAGTAAGTGCGTATTTATATGGGTTTTTAACAGTTCCGTCTTCCACTTTTGCTTTTAAATCATCCATAGACTCTACATTCATGGACTCTAAATTAGTTCTAACGCTTTGCACTTGTTCTGGAGTAAAGCCATTGTTTATAAAAGTACCATCATTTATAAAGTCGTTTACTTTTCCTTGTAGTTCTGTCTCTGATAAATTTTCTAAGCCAGGGAAAGCTTCATTAAATTTAACTTCTATAGGGTCTACGGCTGTTTCAGTTCTTACAGTTTCGGTTGTAGTAGAAGCAGGATCTAAACCTTTTGATCTTCTATAGCTGTCTCGCAAAACATCATCATCTGGCATTGGTTGTACATTTCCGCCTCTGGCATATCCTGCGGCTACAGTTCTTTTATAAGATTGAAAATCTTTTTCATCAATTTTAGAACCTGGGGTACTAGTAGTAACCTCTTTTTCTGTAACGATAGGGGGTTGTTCTTTTACGTTAGGGTTCTTGTTATATTCATCTGTGATTTGTTGCAGTAGACCTAGCTTAGTAGTTCTAGGTACTCCATCATCATATAAAGCTTTTGCACGTTCCATACTAACGTTCATCTGGTCATAACCGCCCGTATTATCGTACGCACCCTGCGCTGCTGCGCTTGCTTGTCTTCTTGCATCGGGGTTTATTTCTAACTGTAGACCAGATATTAGATTGTTTCCAAGATAAGCTTCAACTTCATTCTCACTAAAAGTTAACTCTTCATCATCTGCTTCATCTGTACCAAACCTAGTTAGAAAAGAGAACATGCCCTCTTGATTTTCAACTGGTACTATGTAAGCAGTTTTGGTTCCATTTTCATATTCTTTTTTTAACGCTAGCAAAGATTCATCATTAGGATTTGCTTCAAGTCTATCTAACAAAGAAGTGGGTATAGTTCCTGCTTTAGTTCTAGTGGGGCCAAATGTTCTCTTGCTTCTTTTTTTGACTACTTCCCCGTCTGGGTTTTTAGATAAATAATTAGAAGCTAACTTATTAAATCGTAGCTTACTATCACCACCGGAGTGGTATTTATCTACCTGGTCTTTCCAGTCAGCTCTAAGAGTGTATTGAACATTATCATCTCCCTCATTATCACCGATTGTATATATACCAGTTCTAGCATCAGAAAGATAAGCTAGGTCTTCATTGGCTGATCTAGACTGTTCACCCCTTTTAAGTTCTTGTTGGGTTAGTTTATTCACCAACCCCCTAGTTTCTGCAGTTGAAGTTTTGTTTATAATATTTCTGCCTTGTTGCATGCTGGCTAATACACTCATATTAAAAATGCTCCTAATAATGCTGAGCCTATTTGAGATCCCATTCCTTTCATTTGTGAGTTGTAGTTAGACCTTGCGTTTTTGTAAGCTTGGTATCTATTGTTTTGCATAGCCGCAGCATCTTGCATCATTCCTAAAGAATTTCTATTAACTCCCTGTCCTATATTCATAAGATCAGCCATAGTAGCTTGGTTAACTTCTCTTTGTTGTATACGAGCATTATTAATATTATCAGTGGTTGCTAAAGAGGTACCCCTTTGAAGAGCCCTAGTTTGTTCTTGTCGTTGTGCTACGGATAGCCCCGCACCCCCATATCTTTCTCTATTTCTCGCACTACTTTCTTTAGCTATCCTTGCTTGTGTTACAGAGTCTTCTCGTGCCTGGTCTATTAATTTTGTACTATTCCTTGACTCTAATAAACGTTCTTCAAAACCCCTAAAATTATCAATATATCTATTGTAGTCTCTAGTAGTAATATCATTTAAAGCCTTTTCAGGATCATCTACTATGGGTAAATTGCCTATCATATAATTATCATACTGGCTCATCCGAATAAACCCTCGCCCAATCTAGCACCGAAACCGTCTGTTCTTTTTCGAGCTTCTGTAACTTTACCTGTTTTAGGATCAGTTGTCGCTCCCCCAAAGAAAGTGTTCCCTGACGCTATATTGTCCATACCTTGAGCATAACCCGCTTGAGCTAACATAGCTCCGCCGTCAATGTTCGCTTGTCTATTTTGAAGTTTTCTTTTTGCTGACTCTAAGGTAGCTGTATTCTCTAGCCTGGCCAAAGTTCCTAGACCTGTAGTAGCATCTTGTTGTTGCCCCCTAGCCCCTGCTAAAGTACTTAACGCTAAATTTTGTTTTATTTTTTCTCCGCCTACTCTTGCCCTTAAGATTTGAGCGCCGGCTGCTGAAGCCATATCTGCAGCTGAATCTACAGAACGAGCAGCTACTAAAGAAGGTTTGCTCAGTGCTTGTTGAGTATCTGCTCCAGCCCTAGCTGCTAACAAGTCACCCGTTTTTTGGGTCATAGCTGCATCAAGCATCTCAACCATAATTGGGTCATACTTTTCTGTAAAGTATTTATTCTCTGCATTAGCTACAGAAGCATTTACTTTTTCTGCTTCGCTTGCTTCGTACTCTGATTTTTTAGGTTTACTAGCCATTCACTTCTTTCCTATAAATTCGTGTGTCTAACTCCCAGCCTATTTGCTTTGTGTACGATTCCATTTCTGGAACTCGTGATCTCGCTTCGAGATACTTACAACCTACTTCTTTTGCTAAGTCGTTAAACCATTCATCATGAGCCAACCAATTGTGGCCCCCTTTATCATAAGTATACGCTATCCATAGCAGTAATGTCTTGTCTTTTGTAAACTGATCTACTTCAATAGTTAGTATCAAAAAACCTACAGGAGAAGTGTAAAGAAAAGCTCTTTCGTTTACACATTCACTATAAACATCCTCAGGAATAAAAGATAATAAAGGATTTTCTTTTAATATATCGACTATTCCGGTTTTAACCACATTCCAACACTTACGTATGTCCGTGTAAACGGGTAACTCAGTAGTCGATCTCCTTTCCGTACTTTCCATACCGTCTCCTTGGTAGTCCTATTCCTTTGTACTTTACTGTTCTTTTTACGCCAAGGTCTCCGCCTCTAGCTCTTAGTTCTGCTTGTCTTACTTCTAAATTAAACTGGTATAAATATTCTTGGGCTGCAGGTACATCAGACCACTCTCTGCTTGGCATGCGAAGTAGTCTATATAAAGCACCATATATAATAGCGTCTCTGTATTGGTTAGATATAGTAGTATCTATGTTATTTGAAGTTCTACTAGGTTTAAGTGCGACACTTGCAATAATCTGTTTAGAACCACTAGCTACTGGTACTACCCAAAATAAACTAGGTGACTTTTGTAAATAAACATGTGGATTACCTGTTCTATCTCTCCAATCTGGGTAGTTAAGTTCTAAACTACGCGGACTTATTGGATCCATGTCTTTACCGTCATGGGTCATATATAAAACTTGATGTACTTCTGTGCCAGTAGGAACATCAAAATCGTACTCATAAACCCCCGTAATGGTATTAAACGGGTCCATGTCGAGTATATAAGCTTTTGATCTTTCGCAGAACTCTATTGCTGCTGCTCTTATGTTTTGTTCAACCAAAGAGTCTGGGCATAAAGGTACGTAAGGTAAGACTTCTTTTACTAAAGAAGAGTAGGCTGCCACATCTACCTACCTTGCTGTTGCATTACTTTTGGAACAGCGCCTATGTTAGAAACCATATCGTTGTTTGGGTCTAGTAAAGTCTGAGCTTGGTTCCCTTGGCCTATACTAGATGTAAATAACTGATAATGACTAGAAGCTCTTTGTGAATTACCTGCGTACTCTGCATCTTTCATGTATGCTTTAAATAGAACAAAGTCTATAATCGCGTTTGCATATATATCATCTACTCCAATAGTAGAACTTGCAGATGATAAATCTGTTGGGGAAGCTGAATAAACAACTTCTACAAATGCGTTACCTGCTACACCTGGATAAACATAATAGTTTCTTGGGTCATCTTCATCAAACATATAGTGTTTGACTATAGTAGTATGAGCTGCATCTCCGGATACAGTTGGGTCGTGCCAATCTGGTTCTTGGGTATTTAAAATATCAGGGTTAACAATTCTTATTGCTCTTTTACCTGTAGCACTTCCGCCCGCTGCGGACATGTTTCTTACTATTTTAATTAACCTTAGCCCTGCGCTAGGTAAAGTTTGTTTTGTACCTGTAGTGAGCTGTACACTAGCTGTAGTGGCCGAAGATTCTGGCCTGAAATTTACAATTTCTCTTTGCGCATCATTTATATACCTAATTAATTCAGCTTCAGGCCATCTAACGCTAGTAGTGTCCTGTAATGTATCTTTAATTCTGCTTAATAAGTTAGTGCCTGTCAGTGTCCCTGCCATAATTCATCCTTTTAACTTTGTGCAGTTTCTATTTCTGCAATTAAATCTGATTTCTTTTTACGTCTATCAAGTTCGATTCCTAAGGTGCGCCCGTGTTCTTCTAGTTGCACTTTAGTCATGTCTTCTAAATTTATTGAAGGTGTAGTTTCTTCTATTACTTTCTCTAAAATCTCTACCGCTTCTTCTATGACGGGGGCTGCTTTAGCCGTTTGTATTCCGTCTTTTACTTCCGTGCATCCATTCTGTAAACATAGTATACCTAGTTCTGTTCCTACTTCTTTAGGTTCTCCAGCTGTTAATCTAACAACTGCGCCCCATGTTGAAGCTACATACTTGTCTTCATTCGCTATTATCCACATAATTCTCTCCTTAAATATAGGTGGCCATTACAGCCACCTATAAAATATACCACAATTAATAAGCTACATCTAATCTTATTACACCGAAGTCTTCATTCTGACCAGAAACGTCTGAATGGTAAACTGGCTTCTTAAGACCAAATATCTTACCTATTGAAATACCATTTTGGTTGCCATAGTCAAATGTGTCTTCAACTATTTCTGGCACACCGATGTCAGCCATCGCTAGTGCTTGTGCACCTGCAAAGATACATGCAGAACCATTGACATCAGCGTCAGCTCCCCATTTGTATCCAGCTGAACCAGCATTTGATGATGTTCCAGTAGTAGCTCCGTTTGTGTTAAACACATGTCTGAACTCATGGATCATAATACCGTCAACCATTAGGCTTGAAGAACCTGCGAATAAGCTTGAACCTGGTCCTCTTACTCCAGCTTGTCTTACGTTAGCAAGGAAGTCTGAATCAAGTTTTAGGTCAGCCATAACTTGAGGTGTCACAAACAAGTGATACGTCTCGTCATTTCCAGCTCCTCTTAAACCTCTAATGTAGTTGTCTTTAGCATAAGCTTTTAAGTCAACAAGTGCGCTATAGCTAAGTTTGTCAGCTGCAGCAACTGCAGTAACATCACCAGCTACAATACCATTAGTGGCATCGAATCTTCTATGTCTATTAGAAGTTGGGGCTGTTATATCCGATCCAAACGCTAGATCATTAAGGTTTTGTCCTGAGTTCATTACAGGTCTTAATGCGCCATTGTTTTTAAGGCTATAGCCTACTCCACTTAGAGTTAAGAATGCTAATTGGTCCATTCTGTCAGCCATTGCGTAAGCAAGTGCGTCTCTTGAATGTTCCCTAAAGTTCACAACAGATTTTTGATCAGCCAATCTACCAGATAGTCTGTTCGCGAATCTTAATTGATCAAGTTGTACAACTATGTCGTAAGCTCTTAGTGCCTCTTCATTACCTTCTAAAGTATTGTCACCAACGATACCGTCACCAGTCATGTCAGCTAAAAGTGTTAATACAGCTCTAGCTCCTTTTTCTGATTGAGTAAGCTCAGATATTCTCTGAACCATTGCGTTAGATCCGCTACCTGCGAATTGGTTAATGAAAGACATATTTCTTGCAACACGCCAAAAATCTCTAGACCAGATCGTTAATTGTTCACTGGTTAGAGAAGCAAAGTTAGTATTTGCCATGATAATATCTCCTTATCATTAAAGTTTAATAACCAGTCGACTTTTGGAGCGACTTTTATCCGTATACCCACTATCGTGCGGGAAACGCTCTCGTAAGTTACGGGTACGAATCCGGTCAGTTTAACGCCATGACGGGCGAAAACGATTTTTTACAGGAACGACCCTGGTCAATTATCGTATTGACGGACGAACTTATCTAATTTATACCACAGTTTATCCGAAATCTCCACGCATTCTACGTAAAGTTTCATCGGGTAAAGCATTAAATTCATCAGAAGATAGCAAATCCACATCTACTTTTTTCTCAACTTTGTTCTTTCCTTTTAAAGCAGGTGGTTGTGATTCTGCGGCTTGTAATTTTTTCGTAGTATTAGCTACTTTTTTCTTTTGTGCAATTTGTGGGTCTACTTTAGGAGCTGATGGTGCTTCTACAGGAGAACCCATAACATATTTACTAGCTTTATCTAATGCGTCTGCACCAGAAAAACCCTGTACCATAAAAGCATCTCGTAAATCTAAAACTTCTTGCGTTTTAACTTCGTCAAAACTTGCATGCGTTTCATTTAACTCAGGGTATTTTGTTGCTAGCTCGGCTGCTTTAGTCTGAAGGGCCATAACTTCTGTGCTTTGTTCAACAGTTTTACCCATTTGGCTTTGCACTTCAAACATCATTTGTTCTTTTTCTGCCTGTCTAATTTCTTTTCGTAAGCTAGTAGCTTTTTGAGACTCCCCGTTTAACACATGTTCTTGATACTCAACTTCTTTTGCATCAAAATCGTACTCGGGTGACTCTGAAATTGTTTGTACGGGGTTAGTAGCTTCTTCTAGTTTTTTAGCTAATGCTTTTTGTTTTGCTAAAACTTCATCGAACCTAGACTTGGGTATCATTGGCTCCTTTGGCGAGTCAACTTCTTCCGGTACTCTTCCTTCAAGCTGTTGTGTATCTGCGTCATCTTCTGCCAATACTGTTTCTTCTCCTGAATCTTCTGCGACTTCGTCTGTAGCTTCAATATTTTCTGTTTCTGTTTCCTCTTCAAGTTCTTCTGTTGATTCTTCTTCAGCTTTAAGTTGCTCGACTTCTTCAATTTCTTCCTCCTTGGGAAATTCTACTTCATCATCCTCTACAGCAGATTCAAAATTCATATCTACTTCAAAAGGTTTACTTTCTTCTTCGCTTATTGGGTCCGCCCCTGGCATAGTTTCAAAAACTACTTTATCATCCGTTTGGTTATCTTTTGCCATTATTATTACCTCCTGTAGGTTTTACGGCAGCAGCAGCCATCTTGACTGCGGCTTGTACATCGGTTTGTTGTTTACGCATATCGTTTGTTATTGCTGACAAACGTTCACGCAAATCAAGTTCCTCACGTTTTTGTTGTAGTTTACTTTGTAATTCAGCAACCTTCAACTGCGGCTCGGCTTCCGCTTGTTCTACTTTCGCAGCATTTAGTGCTGTTTCAGATTGTAACTTAGTCACTTCTGCTTCTAGTTTAGCAATCTCAAGCTGCGTACTTCTTATTTGTGATTCCATTTGGAATTCTTGTAGTTGTACTTCTTGTTCAGAAGGTGGAGCGGTACCTTCTTGTCTTCTTATTCTATCTGCTATATCAGCTTTTCTAGATAAGTGCGAATACTCTACTATCATATCATTTGGTATGGGTACTCCGGCGCCACGTAATGCAATAGCTTCTGCAAACTGCATTTCATCAAAGTTGTCTCTAGCAGGAGCAGTACCAATAATTACATCGTACTCGCCTATTGTTAGATCGTTAATAACTTCTCCTTCTGGAGTCATTTCGTTTACCCTTAATTTTTCTCTAGGTTTATATGGGTCGGATTCATTAGTTATTTGAATTATTCTTTCTTCTGTATAATAAGACTGAACCAGCTGTAGTATTTTTTCTGCTAAATATTGTCTTGTTTTAGCTAAATTATCTAAAGGGACTTGTAATAACAAAGAACCTCTGTTTTGTTTAGCATTAATAGCCACGCCAGAAACTTCTGGGCTATCCATACCCAGCATAGCATCTGTTATTCCACTTATTTCTTTTATATTCCTAGCGGCTTTTTGTCCTATCCTATCTAATCCAGTAGGTATTTGATTGGCTTGTATCTTAGCTGGAGGAGTAGACCCTCTGTTGTATTCTAGTACCAAGCCCGTTTCTGCTCCATGTTCTTCTAGATCATCTGCGGTCATACCAGACAAAGAACCGCCTTCTACAATCCAACCACTGTTAGCTGTTGTATTTACAATGTGAAGTTCTTGCGAAGTAATTTTGTTTAGTTGTTCCTGTGGTGATAATAAGTTTCTTACCATCCCGAACGGTTTTCCTCTTCGGAAGTATGGAAAGTACGGAACTAAAGTAAAGTGGCCATAAGGAGACCAATCATCAAATAGTATCACTGTATCCGCTGACACCGTCCAACGGACCTTGCGAATTTTTTTCTGTATTATATCTAGCCCAAACTGATCAGCAAACTGCTCTCTTTTCTTTTTACCCCAGTTATAGGGTATTTCTCTTTGGTCGCCTGTTACAGTATCTACATAGTACATACAATCTTTTAACCTGTAATATTGTCTTTCTATAACTCTTATAGACCTAAGTGCACGTGCATTCTCTGGGTCCCCAGGGTATTGTTGTCCGTAATTATGTTCATCTGTATCTCCATACCTTTCTTCTTCAAAGTCCATAGAGTCAGCCCCTAGCGTAGTGCCAGTTTCTGCTAGTAGCCTAAGTTGATCTGCTTCTTTTTGTCCGTAAGTTTCTTCTATTTCATCTAAGCTCATCCACTTAGTTTCAAATATTTCGTTCCAAGTTCTAGGGTCGTAATGTTTAGCATCTGGGTCTATTACTATATCCAATGGGTCTTTGGATTCTATTCGTACTTCACCATTTACGTGATCAGAAAAATCTACACGAACATCAAACCATCCGCGGTCTTGTATAAGACCATCAGAAAAAACCTGGGCTTCCATCCAATCTAATTTGTTGTTGTCGGCTATGTGTGCGTAAACTTTAGTCAGTACGTCTGCAACTTCTTGGTTGCCTCCGCCCCTGGGTTTAAATTGCACGTCTGCTTTTTTAGAACTTTGTTCAGCTAGTACAGCATTTACAGTAGGTAAAATAGTATTAATAGTTAGAGCCGGACGCCCTTGGTCATCTAGCTGCTGCATATCAAAATCGTCCCATTGCTCGCCTCTATAATATGCGTCACATTTTTTTGCTAGATCTACATAGTCTTCATGTCCATGATCTCTAGCTCGGGTGTAGGCGTTCCACTGGTTTTTTGCCAGAGTCAGCTGTTCCGCTTTTGATAAATTCTTCTTTGGTTTTTTACTGTACGCCATATTATGCACTCATTGCCGATTTCTTTTTCGACCCTTTCGCTATTAATTCTAACCTATCTCTCCACGAAGGTATATGCTCTGGAGCTTCATAAAAAGTAGCAAACTCCATTATCATTAAACCAACCCAAGCTAAAGCATCAACTTGGTCATCGTGTACCCCATTCGGAAAACGTAAAAGCTCAGCAATCATTGGGCCCGTCCAGACAGAATCTTCAGGGAAATAAACTTTACCCTGTTGCATTCTACCCTGTATAGCTCTCGCTCTAGCTTCTTTATCTCGTCTCCCTACTTTTAAATCTTTAAAATATGCAGAATGTAATCTACGTTCCGCAACACGTTTCTCTAAGAAAGGTCCAATAGCCATTTCTATGTGTCCACGCTCAATACCTACTATGCCGGGTCTCCACTGTTCGTAAAGATCCAGTATTTTTTCTACCAGCTCGTAACCATCGTATTTGCCACGAACTAAGTCTACTACAAACATGTTATCATACTCATCTATACCTACGACAATTCCTACAGAAAAATCGTTCCTGTCTCTTTGCCCGATAGCCAAGTCCCACGCGCAGTAATAACGCATCTTATCATACTCAATCTCATCCGGTTCATAATATCTAATCATATCTCGAGTAAAGTAATCACCCTCATCGGATACCGGGTTCTGTTGATACAACGCCGTCCAGTCTCTGGGGCCGATGGCCCTTTGTATCATTTCTAAAGATTCTACATTATAACGTTCTGGATGCAGGGGTTCTCCCGCTGCACGAAACTCTTCATCTTCTTCTGCTATTGCTGGGTATTTAACTACTTCCCAAGAGTCCGCGCCTTTTTCTGCATGCTGAAGAAGCCGTCCGGCTAGATCATCATCGTGCCATCTTGTAAGAATAACTAATATGCCCCCACCTGGAGATAAACGAGTATAGGCAGTAGAGGTGTACCAATCCCAGGTAGCCTCGCGGCTGTTTTCTGATTCTGCATCTTCTCTGTTTTTTACTGGATCATCGATTAAAAGTACATGCGCACCTTTACCAGTAATACCACCACCAACACCGGCTGCTACGTATCCGCCGCCTTGGGTTGTTTGCCACGATTCTACGGACTGTGAATCTTTATCTAATTTCGTATCTTCAAATACATTCTTATAATTAGGCTCTCTTAATACTTGACGTACTTTTCTAGAGAAGCTCATGGCCAAAGATCCGGAATACGAACAACTTATGAACTCGTGCCCTGGATTACGGCCCAAGTGCCACGCTGGGAAGGCTATACTTGCAAGTGTACTTTTACCATGACGCGGAGGCATGAACAACATCAACCTTGGTGATTTTTTATCCTGCACATCCTGACTAAACTGTTCGAGCCTTTGGCATATATCTTTGTGCACCCAACCTGCTTGGTAGTCTGGATTAAACTTTTCTACAAAAGGCAACATCCGTTTTCTGGACAGTATTCGTTTTGCCAGTTCTTGTTCTGCACGAACTTGCGCTTTTTGTTCTTTTTTAGCTTGTTTGTTTTCTTGGGGTTTAGGCTCGGGTAAAGCATCCGACTCATCCGCAGCGCAATACACGCACAACCCTTTGGGAAGTACGAGGTTATCTGCCAACAACTTTTTACACTTGTAGCATTCTACTTTTTGAAGCTCCGTCACTTCTTCTTTTTCTTAGCTGCTTTCTTTTTTTTCTTAACTGGCCCTCTCGGGTATCCTTTTCCATAGCCCATGCTTTTTCTCCTTGGTTAACACTTCCAGCGTCTACGCGCTTGTCTAATTCTTGAATTTGGATCATTTCTAGTTTTAGCAGAGCTTCTTTTAAGTTGTCCTGCTGACCTAGCGCAATAAGATTTACGTCTTTTTGCTGCTTTTGAACCTTTTTTAACTTTTCCTGTAACCGCGGTCTTTAACTTAGAACCGGGGTTCGCTTTTCTGTATGCAGCAACGCCTTTTTTGGTCATTCCTGCGCCAGATTTGGTTTTTCGGTAATTACCGCCTTTTCCTGTTGTTTTTCTTATTGCTTTTGCTGGTTTTCTTGGCATAAGTTCTCACATTTGTTGGTTTTCCGCCTACTCCTTGGGCTTTAGACCGTTTTCTCTTAACAGCACTCTTCTTTTGTGCTGCAGTCATACCTGCTGCTTTGGCTTTTGGTACGCATTTTGGGTATCCTTTGCGTTTTGTTGACGCTTTTTTCCTACCGCAGGGTGCATGACCTCCACCTTTCTTCTTTCTACCTATATCAACCCATTTTTCGCCGAACCATTTAGTTAATCCGCCTTTGGGTTTACTAGTAGCCACTATCTGTAGCCTCCGCCCCTCGCTTTATAAGTCTTAGTTAGCCAACCTGAAGCATATGCAGACGGCCAAACTTTATATTTACGTTTTGCTTCTGCTTTAACTCTAGAATATAGAGCTGGGTTAGTGGGCTTGGCCCCGCTTTTCTTTTTGGCGGGCTTTTTCTTTACTGCCATTACTTCTTGCCCCCTTTGTACGACTTCTTAGTTGTACCTTTGGACTTTTTCTTTTTGCCCATTTTCATACCCTTTGGTTTTTGATTTATACAATGCATTATTTTTTCCCCTTTTTAGCCATAATTTTTTTCTTAATAAAATCAGGCAAAGAATTTTGTTTACCTTTTAGCTTTGTTACTTTTCTTTTTTTCTTAGTAGCTTTTGCTTGTTGTGCGTATTTACTCATTTCTTTCTCCTTTTGGTTCTAGATAAGACATGTCTACTCCAGCTAATCTTAGCAGCTCGGAGTCGGGTAGTCTTTCTAATTGTTGAATTTTATCTACATTAATATTAACTTGAGTAGCTTGCTCGGGTGCAAATAGACCGTGGAGCTTGCATAACGAATCGACAACATTCTTTTCTTCGGTAGAGGTCGATGATTTACGGTGCGCTTCTAAATACATTTGGGTCGCGGTAGTCCTATCGAACTTTACTTCTTCACGCATCTCTTGTCTGAGGTACTCGATTGCCTGTTGGAGTTTCGGTCTTTTGAAGGCCTCGTATACCGCATCTTGGTTTCTGTACCCCGCTGCACGTCCCGCGGCCGCTTTACTCATTCCACGGATGAAGTACAAGATCAACCTTTCTTCTTGGACAGAAAGCTCGGACAGTTTTACTCCTGCATACGGAAAATGTGATTGAAGCTCGACTCTATCTTCGTCAGTAACTTCAAGGTTTTGTTCTGCGACTAGACTCATACTGCTAAATATAACTTATAAACCTTTATATTGGAAATTTATAATAAAAAAATTTTTTTGAAAAAATATGAAATATATCCGTCAGACATCTTCTCCTTCTATCATACAGACCCCGTACCCCTCCCGTTCGAGTTTGACTTTGGTCATTTCTCATTTCAACTTTTGGAACCTTGTTTCAGTTTTTTATCGCTCGTCGGCTGTCGCCCTCCTCCTCGCTCCTAGTAGCACTCCGCTCGACTCCGTCTCTCGCTCCGTCGTCTGTTTATATCATCGCCCACGTACCGTGGTCGCTGTCATCTGTTAGTGTGTATTCGTTAACTATTAAATATAAGGAGATTATTATGAATATTATGTACGCACTTGGTAATGTAACTGGTAAGACTACGAAGTTAATCTGGGGAGCAACTACAACTACAACCGGCTCAGCTGTTCGTGGTTTCAAAGACGCTTTCAAGTCACCTACTATCATCACACCTAACGATGACCTAGAACCAGTGACCATCAACCCACAGCCTACAACTTATAGGCAAGCAGAGATGAAGATATGAGTAAGGTAATACTTAACATATTAACACTAGCGATATTCACAGTATCGTTAGTGTTGTTCACTCTATTAACCTCAGACATCATTAACTTCACCGGACAGCAATCCTTGTTCGAGTTAGGTCTTTGGTTTTTCTTTGGTCTCGTAGGATTCATCTACGGCAAGACTATTATCCTACTTAATTATGAGAAAGATATAGACTGTGACGTTTGTCACGACTTACTTAATCGTGATTTATAAACCCTCAGGGGGCTAACAAGCCCCTATCTACTATCATAACTACTATCATCAAGGTTCGCGAGTGAATACGAGCGAATGCATGTGCCATGCAAATTGGTTCCTTGTGTTCCACGGGACTAAG